CTTCTTGCCAAGCAACTGCAATTGTTCCATCATCGGACTCAATATATTCCTGAATCATTTTTTCTTGCTCTTGCTCAAATAAACGGTTATACAACTGTTCGTTTGCGGCATCAGTAGCCGCTTGGTCTGCATAGTCATATTTGTTTTCCTCAACTAGGGCGGCAACTCTTTCTTCAATTCCATTAGTAGCCTCGCTATACATTGCTTCATTGTTATTGACATAATCAGTCAAATCTTCCATTCCAGCCTGTTCACCGCTACCTAAAGCGTTCAAAATATCTTCTTTGGCTGGACCCATCGTGCTGAATTGATTGATAAGTTCTTCATCTTCATCAGAGATTCCTTTTGCCCAATTGCCGTGGCTGGCTTGGTCATGTTCTTGATGTTTTAGAATGGGGATTAGCCCTGCTTGGAATTTGATTATTTTGTATCGCTTCTCAAATGTCTTTGGAACTTCCCAGAACTCTTTAGGTAGAAGTGCTACTTTCTGCTCAGCAAATCCTTGACCGCGTGTGTTGTACCAAGAATTCTGCCCACGGGTTTCTGTTGTAAGCGCTCCGCGAGCGGTCTCTGTAAACATCTGTGAATGGTGAACCCAAGCGGATTCTTCTCCATCTTGACCAAATCCTCGACCAGTCGCCGCGTGTCCAAAGAAATCGTGAACTGCTCGGAACTTGTCGTTTTGCTCATCGCTAAAAAATGGATGTGAGCCTGTTGATGCTGTTCGTAATACTTTGAGAACTCCTTGGCTTGCATCAGCAAACATCTCTCGGGAGGTTTTATATGGGTCTGCATCTACGAACTCGACCTTGATGCCCATTGTCTTTGTCATGTATTCGAACTGTGCTTCTACCTCTGTAGCAAGGGCTTCATAGGCTGGGAAGGCTTCTTCCTGAACCGTAGGCAACTCATCATAAGCATCGGCGATACGCCCTGCTCTTGCTCGGTTAGCAACTGTCTTTTGATAATCAATGGAATCGTCTTGAGTGATTCCCGCTTTGAAGGCGTACTCTTTCGCGCCGTCTCTTGCTGACTTTACTGAATCTGCACCAAAACGACCAGATGCCCATGAGCCATGTGTGGCTTGGTCATGCTGACCCTCTAAGTGTTTTTCTACGCCTTGGTATCTTCCGAGGCAGACATGGGGCGATTCTTCTCGATTGCGTTGAGAATCTCCTCCGCGAAGGCTTGCTTCTGCTCTGGGGTCATTTGATTGACGGGGATTGGAACTTCCATCATCAACGGCTTTTCTTGTTCGCTCATCTTCCTCATCTTTCATGTAGATATATTCGTCTTTTTCAATATCGTAAATAGATTGTTGGTCGTTTTCGAAACCAGCGCGAACTCCTTCACCTCTGGTGTCATAACGGCGTGAGACATCAAGGTACACGGTTCCTTGGTCTTTTACAACCCATATACCAAAATAGGCTCCGCGCTCGCTTAGTGCATCGGCGTTCTTTTCGATGTAATCCAAAAGAATCTTTCGGCTGCGGTCTCGGCTTGAGAAGAAATCATCGTACGCGACTGTCTCCTCAGCGCCAGCCTTGGAAGCCATATACCCGCTAGTAGGCTCATTACGGCTAGAAATGTCCAGACTAAATCCAGTCACATCTTTCTTGCCTAGGCGGTCAATAATGGATGTATAAACGGTGCCACCTGTAGCCCAATTGCCGTGAGTTTTCTGGTCGTGGCTCCCATGCTTTTCCATGACAAGAGTTAGCCCATTGCTAGAATCGTATTGAAATCTTTCTAGGCTCATGGCACCAACTCTACATCCCAGACTTTGCCGCGGATAGCAGTAACTTTGAATTTGCTGCCACGCGGTAACAAGAACTCAGCCTCGTCTGCGTTTTTTTCCCAATCTTCACGCCCAGGGTCTTTGTATCCTGAAGGAAAGATTCCTTTGCTACCCGCTGGTAACTTCATCCGCATTGCTAAACCTTGATACATACTCCCAGATGTGCCAAATTGCTGAGCAACTCCAGCATCAACGGTTGTTGAGACATAGCCTTTATCTTCAAAAACATCGCCTACTTTTAATGTCTCAAAAAAATTTAGCCCATTACCTTTGATACCGCGATAAGCAATAACTTCTTCACTTAGAGGTGGTGCCGTTTCAATCGCTTTATCTAGGGAATCAATCGTATTTTGGTATCTGCTTTTGCTAATTAGTGGGTCTCTCAAAGCCTCATTTAATTCGTAACCGAGCCTAGATTCATACTCGCGTATAGCGCTAACAAACTGAGGATAATTCTCCTCCGTGAATCCTTTTTTACGCTGGCTTGAAAGTAACTCAGCGAAGTAAGCATCCCGCTCTTTCATGGTTCTAAATACGCCCGTCATCTCATCGGAATACCATTTAGATAAATCATCATAGTTTCCAGATGCCCAGTTTCCATGGGTCTTTTGGTCATGCTCACCATGCTTAGATACAAGAATCTCAATCTCATCTGAGTCGGTGTAAACATATTTACTAGCCATCATTTACCACCGTAACCTTGATAAGTTTGTCTTTCATGCCTTCACGGACTTCTACGGAGCCAATGCTGTCTACTCTAAATTTTGTTCCTCTAGGGAGGATATGCTCGTTCTCCTCACGGATTCCCGCAGTAGGACCATACGCCTCGCTTACATCCTTGAAATACTTATTCACAGATAGCACTTTACTGCCCTTTGGAACGGTTACTTGCAAAACATAACCTTTTTCTACTGGTCTGCTGTCATATCTCCCACCTGTAGCGGTAGACATAAAACTCCATAACTGGTCAGGTTTGGTTGTTGTAGAAACATAACCTTTGTCTGTAAATACATCGCCCTCTTTGAGAGTGTCAAACTTATCAACTCCCGATGTACCTCTATAAAGGAGCATATCTCTGGGCGCTTCTGTACGGTTAATCGCATTATCTAGCGCCCTTCTATATTCTGGAACTTCAGATTTTTGAATTCCTGACTCATTATCTTCTTCCCATTTATTAGTACGAAGATATGTATTTATCGGTCCATAGGCGTTCATTGTGTAATCTTCTACATAAGGACCCTGTTCTGGGGTAGAACCGTAATAATCGTGGTAAACCACTTCTGACTCTGTGTATCCGATTCCCTCTGGAAGCGAACTTCCAGTAGCCCATGAGCCGTGGGTCTTTTGGTCATGCTCGCCGTGCTTGAGAACATCTTCAGGCTCATCATGGATAAAAGGCATATTGTTGAAAAGAAAGAAGAATTCGTTTCCAAAGTCTTTTGCCTTTTGAACAGTATGAGGCTCAACCATTTTTACTTCGATAACGGTGAACTCTTTGCCCTCTTGTTTTGTCCAACTCGAAAGCGCTCCTCCTGACCTATCAGCCGTCAATTTGAAAGTGGGAGTTTCTAAAGATTTATAGTTCCCGCTTGTTACGGCATCCCAAGCAGTTTTGGCTTGTTCTGGAGTGAACCTTGTTTTGTCGTATGTAGCGATTTCATAATAGTCTGGGTATTGAGCATCTCCAGCGGTTTTTCTAGGTTCAAATATGCTTCGGCTCCAATAAGGTGTAGAAACTTTATTGATTGAAACAACCTCGAATTTACCGCTTGTGATTACTTCGTAGTCTTGGGGATAGGTGCTGTTTTCCTTCTTGAGCGCAACGCCTTTAGCGCCTTCTTGAATTTTCATAACCACGCTATTTTTACCAGTTCCAGCGGTATCTGCGGCGTACCAAGTAGCAACTCCTAGGGAGCGAGTAGTTGATACCAATGGCATATCAAATGTGTCACCAGGCTTAGTTGAAAGCAACGCATCTAAACTTGCTTGGTCTTGCGGTTCGCTTGAATCGGTCATTCCTCGATAAAGCGCTGGTTGAGGTCTGCCGTTTGCAATTGCATTAAGCATCCCTTTTGCTTCTTCACGACTTGGCTTGCCCCAGCCTCTATCCATCATGTAATTCAAATATCCACCTTGGTCAAAAGGTGTTTTAGGAACTTCAAGACCTAATTCTTGACAGGCGTATTTTCTAAATAGAGCAATAAAGTTTTGTCCGTCTGGACCGTGTTCCCATGCTTCCCATGCCTTAGCGGTCATGCCTCCAGCATTTTTAGGGCTATCTGGGATTGGGTCTAATGGATTCCAAGTATCTAACTCCCCACCCGTAGCCCAGTTACCGTGAGTCTTTTGGTCATGTTGTTGGTGTTTTTGAACTGCCGTTCCAATGTCTGCCTTGTTTATGGTTAGTTTGCTTCCGTTGAATAGAACGGTTTCGCCGTATGTAGTGAATCCGTCATAGCCCTTAGCCGCCCAATACACATTACGCATATCTGAAATAGATAGGTTGTCCATCTTTCCAGCACGAATCTGCGTTTCAATTCTTCCTAAATCTATGAAACTTGATGTTGTTGTATTACGGGTTCTAGCGCTTGGGTTGTCATAACTGACATCAAAGGCGCTATCCCATGTTAGTTCTCCTTGGACAATCTTTGCGCTTGAATCTAATTTCATGGCTATCAAAGTTCCGTAGTTAGAAGCAATCCCTTTATCTTCAGCAAGATAGATTCCCTGACCCCATGTTTGGAATTCAGTAAACTTTACTTTTCCGTCAAGTAGTCGCTGGGCATCCCTGCTCACATCTTGAACTCCACGGTAATGAGTGATTTCATCTTCGGAAAGAGTGTCTACCGATGGTTTCATACTTTTGCCTAGGCGCTTGGCAACCTTTTGGAACATCTCATTGACTGTCTTTGAGTTATAGATAACATCGCGGATTTCATCATCTGATAGGTCGCTTGTTGTTCCTTGAGAACCCTCAGCCCAATTTCCATGGCTTGACTGGTCATGCTCGCCGTGCTTGAGAACTGGAGGTGTGTAATTCTCAATAAGAACTGGTGGGTTATCAAGGTCAAAGGTATCTGCAACAAAGAAACTAACTCCGTTAGTATCAACTGCTTTAGAAACGGCGCTAGGTACTTCTAATATATTAAATGTTCTTTCCCATTTAGGGTCTTGCGGAACATCTTCGCTAAGAATTCCCCCTTCATGGCTTCGAAGGCGTTTAACGGCAAAAGCCTCGGCAAAAGCCTCTCTGCCATTACGGTAACCATACTTTGTCATCGGTAATGTGGCGCTATTACGAGCCAGAAAATCTATACTCTGCATTACTCTCTCAGAATCGCGCCTGTCAATTGCGTGACCCCACTCATGCGTGATTGTGTATTCCAAGAAATCTTTTCTTGCTGTTGATTTGAGTAATCCTTCAGTCAAAGTTATCTGACTGCTCCTTCTACCGCCTTCAGAAACACTCATGGTTGTTGCCCATGCTTGATTTGTTCCTGCAACAAATTCACCTTCTTGGAAGTAAATTTCTCCCCTGATAGGAAAATCATTCTGGAGATTTTCAACCGTATCTAATGTTTTTTTGATTGTTTCTTTGTATTCAGGGTTGTCCATAAAAGTATTAGCAACTTTTACTTTTAGGGTGCCGTCTTTAGTGGTAAAGGTTGTCTCAAGGTTTCCCTTTGTTGCTGACCAGACATCTGTGCCTGTAGCCCAATTGCCATGGCTAGATTGGTCGTGTTCCTGATGTTTTAGAACTGGGATAAGCCCAGGCGCGAATTTGATTACCTTCATCGTGTGCCTCGGTCTGGAGGCAGGATTACGAAGGTGCAACGGCAATTAGGGTGGACTATGGGCTTCTCCAGCCCGATAGAGAAGGTTCCAAGCCAAGGTACGACTTCTCCATTCAAGGGCGCACAAATGTCGCAGGTGCGCTCATCTGGGGCTGTAATCCACATCTTCATAGTCGCTGGGTCAATGTATCCCGCTTCATCGGCTTGGTGATAGCCCTCCATACGCCCTTCATTCTGGGCTATCTGAATCTCTGTGCGAGCAATGGTCTTAGCGCGAGCGCTTTTGAGGCGGTCTGCATAAGCGGTAGCAGATTTCTGAGCGCGTTCAATTGCTTTAGCCTCTTTGATGCCAGCCTTGATTAAACGGTCTAGTTCACGATTCTCAAACTTTCGAACTGCATCAGCCCACTTTGGATGGAGACCAATGATGTTTTTAATTCGAACTGCTGTACGGCGAACATCAATCTGCTCATTGAAAGAATCAATAATTATCTTACGGATTGCCTGACGGGTTAAATCATCAATGCTCGTTACCAACTGCCCCGCTCTGCGCTGTGCGAAGGCTAGAGAATTAGGGTTGGTCTTATTGAAAGAAAGACTGAAAGAGATTGGCTCTGGATTAACTTTTGCCCAGTTAGGAATCTTTGTGAAATCCATATTAGCCATTGCTTCGGGATTGGCGATGCGAACTTGAGTGGGGGTAAATGCTGGTAAAGCCAATGCAGGAGCAATATCTTTTAGCCCCTTGATTGCATCTTTTCCGCCGAGGTCAATGATGTTGAGCAACTGCGCTTCAATCTTCGGAGCATCCCCATTAACAGAGATTGCGCGAAGTAAGCGGTCTAAAGTATCGGCATCAAGTCGCCCGAGAATACGAGCCAACTCATCCACCTTAATTTTGTCCGTTGCATTACGGATTGCATTGACCAGAACCCGAGCCATTGCCGCTTCTTCAGCGGTTAAAGGATTTCTGGAGCCATCTGAGCCAGAGCCAAACTTAATTGCCATGCTCTACTCCAAATCGCCGTCTAGCGGTTCCTGTCCTTCTGGAATATCCAGTTCTTCTTCCAAAGATGGCGGTGCATCAAATCCTTCTGGAGCGGCAGCGCCTTCAGCACCAGGCATTGCTGGAGCGCCGTAGGCTTCTTGTCCATCATGCTCAGCAGGTGGTAATCCAGCCAAATCACGGAGGTAATCTTCCAACTTAGGGTCTGGCATAAGAACGCCAGCGGTTGCTAACTTGGTTACGAAGTCTGAAATCTCAGTCAAATCAACATGGCTTACTTCTCCGTAGGTTAGATATGGAGCGCGTGAGGCATCCATTCCATTAAGTTTCATCAGGCGAGGAATTGCGTACTGGTTAAATACTTCAGCAATATTCTTGGCAATTGAATCAACTGCCATTGACCACAAATCCATCTTGGTTGAACCAAGAGCATAAGAACCTACGCGGTCAGAGCCAAGAAGAATAAAGTCCGAGAGGATTGACATGGACATACGCTGGTCATAGCGCTGAACAATCTTGTCTGTGTCGAACTGACGAGAACCGCCTGAAGATAGAAGAACTAAATCGAACTGCTTATGTCCTGCATCATCATAAAGCGTTGGGAATACAACACCCTCTTGCTCGTTGCGCTTGATAGATGTAACAATGTTTTGAACTGTTGCAAGGACATTTGCTTGCTCGGCTGTAGCCGCGCTTGATAGATACTCAGGTGGTACATAGGCAACTGGCAAACCTGCAAGGTCGCGTTCAATACCGACTGCTTCAATTTCTTCGATACGGCGCTTGAAGAACCAAGGGCGATATGCGTTACGAAGGATTGAGCGACCTTCTGGGTTATTTTTAGCCGTGGTTGTACGGAATAACAAAGCCTTTTCAATAGGGATGATGTGAGTGCCGCCCGATGATGGGTCGGTCTGCTCCATCGCTTGAATTCCACCGCGCTCGTCAATCTGCCAACGGAATAAAGTTTCTTGGGAGCGGATAGGCAACTTGCGCCATCCGATTTTATTGTCTGTGTGCTTAGAACGCTTAGATGGGTCTTTCGCCTCTGGACCTGTACGAACTTTGTAAACAATTTCGTTATAGGAGTATCCATAAACGAGCATTGAAAGAATTTGAGAAAGTGTTTGGTCCCATGAATCTGACATATCGTGCAAGCAAGAATCTATAAACGCCGCGACTTCTTCATCTTCAGGCTTTACATCGCCATCTACAGAATTATCAGAATATGGGTCTACGCGCCATTCAAGGCGTGTAATAACTTTTTCAATCGCATAAAGCATTGAACCGATTGTTGGGTCATTGTCAGCCATCTCACGGTAAACGCGAGCGCCACGCAATCCTCGGAGATTAACAAGGAATTCTTCATAGACTGTTCCACCTGAACGGCGCAGACCTGTAGAGCCGAGTTCCTGTAAATCTGGCTTTTCTGCCATTGTTTCCCTCTACTCTTTAGATGCTAGTCCGACAAGAATTTTGATCGCCTGTTCTTCGTTAAACCCTGCGCCCTGCAACTCCAAGAATAATTCATGTGTCTGCACAGCGAAAGCACCGAGAACGGACATGACACCATGGCGATTTAAGCCAGAGTAGTCATCTTCCACCCAATGATTTTAGCATTAAGTGAATTTTGTACTTATTCTCCGTCTAGGACAAATTCCTTGCAATTCAAACGCAGGGTAGTGATTTCTTTTGCAAAGATGCGAGCCATATCTTTTGTACCTGCCTGAGCGTACATACGATGCTCTGTCTGCTCGCCAAGTGAATTGAATGAGCGGAACGAAATCTTGAAAGGCAACTCATGGCTGCTCTCAGTCAATTCGATTTCCACATATTCGCGTGGGTCAATCTCATGCGAAACGAACGGTCTGCCAGATTGAGATACAACGACTTTGGAGCCAGCAATATTGCTGACGAAGTAATCGGTCCAAGCCACCATTTTCCCCTTTCGTAAGGAAATTATTAACCCCTAGCATACTATATGGAGGTTAGAAAGGCGCAACCGAATCTGAGCCAAATGGAGCGCTCCATGGGTCAGGAGTGCTAGGCGGGTTAAATGAGCCGTCAGAGCGATGCACAACGCTTGCTGAGGTGGTGTGGCGCTTGAGGTCAATGCCTACATTCCATGCGGTGACAGCAATCTTTGAGCGCTTAGCCCCTGTTGCTTTGTCATCCCAATTCTCTTGGACTGCCGTTCCAACCACAATTACGGACATTCCCTTTTGGACTGAATCGGCTACATTCTCTGCGGTCTTACCCCAACACTTAATATCCCAAAATGTTGTATCGGAGTTTTCCCATGAGCCATCGGCTTGCTTGACTGATTTAGATGATACGACTGTGAAGGTTGCAATCTGTTTTCCGCTAGGGATTACACGCAACTCTGGGTCGGCTACTACATTTCCCGTGATAGTTAATTGAGTCATTTATTATTTTCCTTTGTTTATAGGTATCGGGATGATATTTAGTTTTGCTCTTATTACTGACCGTTCTCTAGGGCTTGTTCCTCCCCAGATTCCAACTACTGAATAATGTAGTGCGTAGGTCAGACATTCTTTTTGCCATATACATGATTTACATAGTGCCTTTACTTTCTTATTTTCATCAGTAACCCTATGGTCATCTGGAAAATAAAAGTCCGTTTCAATCCCCCAACAAGTCGCTCCTATGAACTGCCACGGCTTCAACACTAATAAAAACCTCTCTCTCCTCATTCACAATCAATGGATACGGGGATGTGGGAGATAACCTAGCCAATAAATTTCCATTTCGCCACACTTTTCCTGCGGCAATACCATCATAATGTGAACTCTCAGGCTTTACTAGAGAATCACATTCATTCCAGAATTTACAATTGCGGCAATACTGCAATCCAGGTTGTGCAAGGTCTAATTGATATTGGTCAAAGAGCCACGGGTCTGAACCTTTGCATGGCGCGTTATCAAGAAACTCTAATAAACTCATGGTGTAAATACTAGAGTTAGTTATTCGAAATGCTTGTGATTTGACTCTCTTGGCGTGTCGCTAATTCGCCGTATCTTTCAATCAGAAGTTTCTGGAGAAGTTCCAGTCTCTCCTTCTCCGTCAATGTCATCGTCATATAGGTTGTCCTCTCCCCATGTCTCTAAAGCGTGGTGAAGTAATCCTTTTTGTCGCCAATCAGGTTGCTGGTCATCTGCCAAAGTAGTTGTCCAGAATCCATCAG